GAGATTGTGGCAGGTTGACCTCTTTTGCGAAATCACTGAATGCCTTGCTCATGGCCGTGCGACGGATGGCGGCTTGGGTTGGCTCGCCGCCCTTGGTGGCAGACTGCACAGCCAGCTCTTGGAACTCTGGCGAGGCAAACAGCTTGGCTGCCTTTTGCACGCCAGCGCCTTTGGCAGCAGACATCCACTGCACGATGTCCGGTGCGATCAAGCCGCCACCAGGCACCAGGCTGGCCACACCAGTGGCTGCGCGCTGCGCCAGGCTGCTGGACATGACCTTGCCCATCAGGCTCTCGACCGCAGCCTCGCCAAGAATCTGGTTGGCCTTGCCGGTGGTCGGGATGCGAGCCTGTGCGTCTGCAATGCGCCTCGAAATCTCGTAGAGGTCACGCGAGGCACGGTCCCACTCTGGTCCCATGATCTTGACCATCTGCGAGTAGACAGGCGGGTTGGCGCGCAGGCCACGATAGACCTTAGTGAACTCTGCAGGGCTGAAGACGGTCTCTGCAGCTCCTGCTGCCGCACGACCTGCTGCCTTGCCAGCAGTGACGGACGCCAGCGCCGTGGCCAGCGTCTCCTTTTGCAGCTCGGCAGGAACCACCTTCATCAGACGGTTGAAGGCCGCGGCATCGCCCTTGGCGGCCGTGCTGATGGCTGTCTGCATGCGCTGAGCCACGCTGCCGTCGATCTCCTGGCCGAACGCACCGACGATGCGCTTTTCCAGCGCCTTCTGCTTGGCCGTCAGCAAGTTGGCTGCACGCAGTTCGCGCCGAGCCTCCTCGCCGGCCAGAGAAGCCACGCTGTCCAGTTGGTCCTGAGCTAGAGCCGCATAGAGTCGCTTGAGGTCACCGGCCGCCATGTTGTCGTAAGGTGACTTCAGGCCACCAACGGCCTGGCCGACCAAGTCCTTCTCGCGCTTGAGGCCGAAGTAGGTCAGCTCGCCCTTCTCCAGCATCTTGGCCAGGTTGGACTCTTGTGGCGTCATGCGGCCTGCAGCGCCAAGATTGGCACGCAGCTCGTCGAGGTAGGTTCTGAGGTTGTTCAGATCGACTGGTGAGTTCTTCGGCACCATCTCATCGATCCGGTCGTAGATGGCCTTGGCGTCAGACTTCAGCGTTTGCCTGGTCTGCTGCAGGTTGTCCACGATCTTCTGCGAAGTCGCGCCAGGAGCAGGACGGCCGGCCACGAAGGCCGCATCGAACTGCTGCGAAATCTCGTCGGCACGCTGGATGGCCTGGCGCACGGTGTTTTCCCATGCTGCCTCGGCCTCGCCTGCGACCAGCGCGCGGGTCAGGCCTACAGCGCTGCGCACCTGCGGGTTGTCGCTCAGCACGTCGAACGGCACATCAATGCCCAAGCGCTCGGCTGCCGCACGGGCTTCGGGATTGACCTGGGCCATGTCGACCAGCTTGGCCTTGGCCGCAGTTGACCCTGGACCCATGCCTGCTGCCTTGCGAGCCAGGTTCAAAACCTCGCCCACATCGCCAGCCGGAACTGCAGCAGCAGCCCCAGGTGCCGCAGGCGGCACTTCAGGGGCCATTGCCGTGCCCATAGGCGCGCCAGCAGGGCCAGGAGCCGCAGGTGGTGCCTCTGGTATTGCCGCAGCAGCCGGAGGCGCTGCAGGGGCCACAGGAGGCGCTGCTGGAGGCGCTCTGAGTTGGTCGATCTGCCGCTGCAGATCGTTGATGCTGACTTCTCGCAGAAATCTGGTCTCTCCTTCTTGGAGAGGCTCCGAGGCAAGAAGCTGCTGCCTGTACTGAAGTCCAGCAATTTGCTGCTCTACGCTTGGCTCAGGAAAGGCTCCAAGCGTCGGCTCGACACGAGGTGCTGGAGCAGGTGCAGCAGCGGCCGGCGCGCGGCCTGTGACGCGCTGTACGCCTCTGCGAACGGCTGCGGCCACCGGAGGGGCAACACGCTGAGCGATCAGCCCTGCTGGGCCTGTGACGGCTGCCATGCCAACTTCGCCAAGATCAAACTGGCCGCCAACATCGAGAGCAGTGCCAGTGACAAAATTAGATGGCAATCCAGTCTGCGTTGCCTCAATGCCGACCTGTGTCGCGCCAGCTTTAGCGACTGCGCCAGGGATGGTCGCAGCACGGCCTGCCGGTGTGAATGCAAACAGACCGCCCAGGATGCGAGGAATGTCTCCAACGCTGGCCCCTGGCGGGATCGCGTACTCTTTCTGGTTGACGGACGAACGCAGGATGTAGTTGCCCTTCGCATCTTGGCGAGCCTGCAATCCTGGAAAGTTGGCCTGCATGATCTGCACCGTCTCCTGCGGATTGGTCAGTAAGGTGCCAAGTGCCGACTTGAAGGACGCCATGCTCATCTGGTTGAGTTCTGGCATGGAAGTCCACTCAGGCAGGCGCTGCGTCTCAGGCGTTGCCCGAGCGCGGCCAGTGACCGACTCAACGATGCTCCCAAAGAATCCCATCTCTGGCCGGCCACCGAATTCTGCAGCCAATGCTGTCATGTCAGTGGCAGGCGCAGCAGGAGCCGGAGCTGCCGGCGCAGGTGCGGCCATAGGCGCAGGAGCCGCCACAGCGGCAGGAGCAGGCCTAGCAACCCTGGTGGCCGCCACAGGTGCAGGCGCAGGTGCAGCCATTGCTGCTGGCGCAGCCACAGGGGCTGCGGCAGGTGCAGGAGCTGGTGCAGGTGCCGGTGCAGTACCTGACACCGTCCCACCAAACTGTTTTACAAGTTCTTCAAGATCGGTAGCCATTACTGAATCCCTGCTCTTTGCTTGAATGCATCAGCCGCCTGTTGATTCGGGAATGTTGCACGTTGACCGTTTGGCAATGTGATGGTGACAGGAGCGCCAGTCCCAGGACGCTTGTAGAAGTCATCTTTGAGAATGGGACCGAGGCTCGTGTCAAATCTTGCGATCTCTTCTTCGCTGTACCTGTCCTCGCGGATCAACTTCCTAGCGTGGTCTGCAAGTTTTGCTGTGCGTGTTGCAAATGCGTCTGCATACTTGGCCATCAACTCGCGGCCGCCTTCAGAGTTCGCCAGCGACGGGAATGCCGAGACGAATGCCTTGAATTCAGTGTCTGACGTAGAGCCAGAGCCTGGTGGACGAAGTTGTGTAGCGCCACGGATTGCCAGTGCATTTGCAAGATCGTTTGCCCTGACGGTGTCGGTCTCGAACCCAAGAGTTTTAGCAAAATCAGAGGTCAACTTGACTGTGGTGCCACCGCCCTTGCCTCTGAGCAGGTCGGCGATGACCTTAGAGTCTCGCGCAAGTGACCTGGCAGACGCTGCAGCGGCAGAGAACTCCTGTGCCCTTGGCACGTCCAGTTCTTTGAGCGCCAGCGTTTCGCGCTGCTGGCCCATGTCGATCCTGACCAGTTCTTTGCTGACAGGCTCGATCTTCTGCGTTCCCAGATTTCTTTGATAGACGCCAGGAGGAAGTCCGAGGCTTGCTCTTTCTGCCTCTGGAATGATTGCAAAGCCGGGTGCAGGTTTGGCCTCCTCTGCAGCCTTCGCAATGCGAGACTGCACAGTTCCAGCAGCCACATCAGCGTCTGCTCTTTCTTTCCTGATCTGAGCCAGTCTTAAATCTTGCTCTGCTTTCAGCCTGTCAGGCGTGCTTGCTGCCTCTGCAACTTTTCTTTGTGCCTCGGCCACAGCAGCATCTGCATCAGCCACTGCTTTTCTCAGCGCTGCTGGTTGCATCGCAGCCGTTCTACGCTCGGCAGAAACCTTCAGCGCAGCCTCCAGCACATCTTTGCCGCCTGGCATCTCGGCCAGGATGCCGCCGAAGTAGTCCTCGGTGGCCGTTGGCGTCTCTTTGGCCACATCGCGCCAGGTCTCCAGAAACTTGGCACCGGCCTCGTCGCCGCTGTTGCGCTTGGCGTCAATCTGACGCTGGATCAAGCCGATGGCAATCTCAGGACGGCCGGACCTGAACGCAGAGAAAACCTGCCCAGCTTGCGATCTGGCAGCTTGCTGCTGATCGGCGTTGAGCATGTTGAAACTCTCGCGCACGGCCTTGGCCTGCGTCTCTGGCAGCAGCATTGACAGATTGGCGTAGTCCTTGGCTGTTGCGCCTGGCTGGCGCAGTCGCTCAAAGGCTTGCATGATGGTCCTTTGCTGCTCGGCCTGACGCTGAGCCTGCTCTTGCGCCAGGCGGGTCTCTGTGACGGCCGTGCCAGTCTTGAACGCCTGCAGGAAAGCCTGCGACGGGTCAGGGATGTCAATGGCGTAGTTGATTGGCTGGACCATCAGAATTTACCTCCCAGACCAGAGAAAATCCCAAGGCCTCCAGAAATTGCGGACGGGATGGCAGCAAACGCCCTGCCTTGCGCCAGTTCTCCACCGGCCAGGGCTGCGCCCTGCTGTGCCAGCAGATTGGAAACATTGGTGCCGAGCGCCTGGGCCTGCGATGCCTGGCCAGCCGCAGCAGCTTGGCCGCCACGGTAGAGCTGCTCTGTCACGCCCAAGCCAGCGCCTGCAAAGCCGCCCAGGCGGCCGTACTGCTGCTCGATGGCCTGCTGCAGCATCTGCGGCCGGAACTGCGCCAGCGCTGCCTGAATGTTGCCGCCTCGCAGGCCACCAGTGGCCGAGGCGCGCTGCAGCAGCGCTTCCTCGCCAGCTTGGACCTGGGCCTGAAATCCAGCACCCTGCTCGATCTGCGCAATGGCAGCGCGCTGCGCCTCTGGGCCTCGCAGCCCAGCAATGGCCTGCTGCTGCTCGAATGCTTGCGCACCAGCCTGCTGGAATGGTTGTAACTGGCTGATCGCGCCAGTGCCTGCTTGAACGTAGGGTTCGAGCAGCTTCTGAATTGCCTCGAACTGGCGACGCTGCTCAGCGATGCCGGCCTGTGAAGCGCCGGCCTGCGTTTGTGCAGCAGACTCAGCGGCATCGGCTTGCGCCATGCCGGAAATAAGGGTTGCGCCGCCGACGGCAATGCCTGCCAGCGCGGCTCCAGATAGTCCAAAAGTCATGTTTTGCCCTCCAGGTGCGGATGTTGGACGGCCTCTAAGACCCGAGCCGGTGCTGGGACGGTGTACATGTCCCAGATCACTTGCGGGTCTGTTTCGTTCGTCGGGTTGGCGTGAAAGGTGGTCACCTCGACATCGGTCAGTGCAACGCCAGCGCGCTTGGCGTTGGCTTTGGTCACACTCATGAAGCCTGAACCGACCTGGGCCGTGCCGTCGTCAGTGGTGACGATCAGCGTGCCTTTGCGAACCACGAAAAAGGACTCGTCCTTGTGCACTGCACCAGTCAGGACGGTGCCTGCCGGGATGTGCATGGTGCGAGCATAGAGGCCATTGCAGAAGGTGTGCTCGACAGGCATGTCGACCTGGGGCAGCTTGAGCAGCTCGGCCTCCAGGCGGTAGATAGGCAAGTGCTCGGCAGGCACTGCGGCCTGCTGCGCAACTTCCTGAACCGCGACATCGCTCATCGAATCCTCCTAGTAGGGACTTTGAGCTGCTGGCGGCTCAATCGGCTCAGCACCTTTATTTTCCCACAATTTGCCATTTGGTCAATCCTCGTCATCTTCGCGCTCTTCCCATGCCTGGCAGACGCGCATGTCATTGCAGACGAAGTCCAACTTCTCGCAGTGGCCGCGAAAACCTGCGCCCTTGTCATAGGCGGCCATTGGAATGCGCTCGATCTTGACCTGAGTCATCAGGCTGTTGTCGTAGTACTCACAGTTGGAGCAGTGCTTGCGCCGTGCGTCCTTTTCGTCGCACTGCATGGCCTTGGCCAGCGCCACATAGAACGGCTTGTTCGCGCCCGGCTCATTGCTCGGCATCTCGGGGCCATAGTTCCAGTCCTGCACGGCCGTCTCGTAGTTTTTGCGGTTCTCGGCAGTGGTCAGGAAAGGCTCGTCAATGGGCAGTCCACCGAAGCCGGCCACCATCATTTTTGGCATCTTTGCGTAGTCCATGTCTTACTCCTTTAGGTGATCTCGCGGCCGTTTGCACGGATGGTCAGTGACGTGGCTGCGCTTGCAATCGTGGAAATGAAGCTGCCAGACTCCAAGGCCTGTCCGACCAGCTCCGGGAAAGTGTAGGTCTCATCCGGTGCAATGGCTCGGGTGTCCACAATCAGGTTGCTTGCACCTGCGCTGCCGCCGCTTGTCACCAGGTTGACGCTGATGGTCACATTGCCTGCAGTGGTGTTGGTGGCCGTGAATTTGTCGATGATGGCCTTGCAGTTCGTTGCCGTGTACTGCGTGGTCTGCACGTTCTCGGCCTGCTTCGGTGGGATCAGCACCTTGATGGTTACGGTCATGTCATGCTCCTTATATTGCTTCGGCACCGCTGGCCGTGATGGTCAGGCCTGCCGATGCCGCCTGGATTTGAATGGTCTCTGCTGCGTTCATCACCTGCACGCCGTTGTACTGCAATGCGTTG